GATGAAGTCGCTGGAACTTCCTGTTTGTTTAAACCGGCTTTCGATTTCCTTCAGGGATTTATCCATCCGAGCGTCAGTCCTTTCGGACGACGAAGCCGAGGTGGATGGGTTGGATGGAGGATTTATCGCCGGGGACTTGGGCTTATCCTCAATGATTCTGCGGCCATACATGGAGTTGGCAGCATGAGCCATGAGGTATTCAATCTGAGGGGCTATGTCGGGAACGGCATCCTTCACCGCTTTAAGACGGGGGTCATTGACCATCGCCTCAAAACGCTTACGGGTGTCGTTGTCCTCGCCCTCAAGCCAATTGAGTTCCTGCCTAGCCTGTTGCTTGAAAGCTGTCTCAAGCTGGCCTCGCTGATCCCTAGCCTGTAACTCGGCAAATTGAGCAGGTAGGAACTTGTCGCGGGCCTTACGGGCTTTGCGAAGGGACTCGCGGATGTCAGCCTTGGTGTATTCCTTTCCGTCCACCGTAACCGCTACGTCCGTAGCAGACAGGTCTTCAGACCGGAACAAAACCTCCTCAGCCCACTCGACTACTTCATCGACCTCCTTGCGTTTAGCTTGGAGTTCTTTGACATCGCCTACGTTGGCGTAAGGATTGTTCTCAACCTTAGGCTCTGGGAGTTGCTGCTTAGCCGTATTAATAGCGGCTTCCAAAGCCGCCGCCTTCTCCTCAGCCAACTTTCGTTTGGCCGTGAGTTCAGCAATACGTTTAAGAAGCCCGCTCTTACCCTTTTGGGCAAGCTCGGCAATCTCCTCATCCGTTAGCTCATCCACATCCTTTGAAAGAACCTCCTTGGGATTGGACTCCTTGGCCTTTGGCTCGCCCTCCTGTGAGGTGGCCTCTTGCCTTGGTTCCTCTTCCTTAGGAGCCGGTTCAGGCTTTGCTTCAGCCGGTTGGGCCTTGGCAGTTAGCTTGGCGATGCGGGAGGACAGGAAGTCCTGATCCGACATCGGCTTGTTTTCCACGGGTGCTTTAACGTCTCCCGAGTTGGACGCAGCGTCTTCTGACATAGATTGTGGTTTCCGCCGTATTTAACGCCCCGGCGATTGCGATTGGGCAAATGCTAGCACAATCGACTTGGTGCTTGACCCTAATCTCTATCCATTACGCAATTAACCACCATGCTTGACCCTAAAGTAGTCGAACGCCTCCACAATAGTCAGGACTTTCTCAAGTTCCTGAACGAACTGCATTCAGTACGGGAGTACTGGATTAAACAGCTTCACGACCTGAAGACGGAGAGTCTTCAGCAAATAAGCGGACGCATCCTCTCCATCGACGAAGTGCTCTTCGCCGCCCAGTACGAGAGGATGAAAGAAAACTGGGACCGCTTTATGCGTTCAAACCCTGAGTCTGAACGTCTCCCATCTGAGCGGGCTGAGTTCCAATCCGACCAATCTGAGCGTTCTGCATCTGCTGCATCTGGAACTGGTACTGCTGAACGTATTTCTGAAGACGAGCAGCAAAAGCCTCGTCGGTCTGCATCCGCTGGGAAACGTCGGGCTGCTGCACATACTGCTGTATGACCTGCATAGCCACCTGAGCACCGTTGGGACGGGCTCCGGTCTCAATCCCAGCGTAAATCTTGGACAGGTCATCCGTCACCTGCTTCACGATTTGCTGCTGGGCCTCCTGAGCGGGCTGGAGAACGGAGTCAGCTAGGAGCGGATTAACCGCCGCAGCCATCATCTCCAGCATACGGTCAACATTGATGCGGCCATTGCGGTCGAACTGGAGAAGGCTGACAAACTGGTTAAGCTGAGCCTCCAAGGTTTCGGGATCGGTGCTCAAGACATCAAAGTTGATGTTTATGTCAAAGTTCTCATTCGGGTCTCCACGACCAAAACGCACCGGATCAGGGTTGCCAGTCACACGGAAGAACACCTGCTCAGGACCGAATCGCTGATAGCACTTGTACGTCAGGCGAAGAACGTCCCTGACATGAGTCAGGAACTTATCGACGAAGTACTGCTGGCGAATGCGGGACATCGGGTTGGCATGATCCAACCCCATGATTCGGTCAGCCTGATCAATCTGCGTCCGCTCCATCTCCACAGACCCCGGATTGTATGGAGGGGTAGGCCCAAACTGAATCTCGCCCATACGGCGATAGGCCACCTTCACACCCGGACCCCACTCTGGCGGAGGCGTGCCAGCAGGATAGAGAATGGCGGGCAAAGTGGCGTAGGAGTTACGGTCGATACGACTATCCCGCTCAACTTTCACCTGCCATTGGATGCCGCGAAGCTGCTCAGGGATTGTCGCAAGCTCGTAAAGACGCTTGTTGTCCTCACCCAGCTTGGTGACGACAAACGGATAGTCGTCATATCCATTGAGCAGTTCGTGCTTGGCGTACTTGGGCTCCTGAGGGGTTCCGTAATACTGGTTGTGGAACACCGTGCAGTAGATGCCTTCTGAGTTGTCCTCAGAAATGAGCCGCTGATAGCAGTAGATGACCTCGTAAAGCTCCGTGGTCTGCTCCTGAGCAATGCGGGTGTACTGGGTGTTGGTCCGAGGATCATTCATGTCCACGGATGTGGCTTGCATCTCAAGCACCTTGTCCACCCACTCCGCATCCCAACCCTCCGTAGCCACCTTGTTCTTCAACTCCTGAGCGGTCATTAAGACGCGCCAGAAGCAATAGGGAGCCTTCTGGGGGTCGGTGGTGAAGGCGGGGAAGAATACGTCGCAATCCGGCCCCAGAGACGCCACCTTGGGGCAATTGACGCTTTGACGAACAACAGGAAGCTCAGCCACCCCGTTCTTGCGGAGTTCCTTTAAAGCAGTCTTAGCCCGCTTGTCAGCAAGGCCCTCAAACTGACCCTTCAGAAGCTCAATAATCTGGTCATCCGACTTGCCCTCAATAATGAGACGGGCCAAATCAGGACTCACCTGAGCAATTTGGTTTAGGTCCAGATTCTGGAGGAAGGTGCGATTTTCCTTCTGCCAACCAACGTAAGTGATCATCATCCCCCGCTCAAGGAGGTAGTTGGCTCCAAGCTCCATCTGCCGCTTGAAGTCGGGGATGTAGGAGGCCACCATCCATTTCAGGAAGGAACTAACCACCCTAGCGCGACCCATATCCCCCATCTCTACGGGGTAGGCGCGGATGTTCGCCCGATTGAGCGCAGACATAAACAGCGCAACGTAGGTGTTGATGCGCTCGTCGATGATTTGCACTTCCGAATCCGCCGCCCCTTCAAACGGGAAGGCGTCTGCACCATGTTTACGCAGGTCTTTGGACTTCCCCGGCCAGATGTTTCTGCGGTAGTCATAGGAATCCCGTGTTGATTGCAGATACCAGTCCAGATCGCCAATCGTCGTATCGTAAGCGTTCTTCAGCGCGGGGACATTCGGTACGTCCTGAACATAAGTCAGGGCGGAATTGTTGTCATTCGTCTGCATTTAGTTTGCGCTGGAGATTCTGGATGATGGTGAAAGCTATTCCCTTGTGAGCCCCTATCTTATCAGCAAGAAGTTCAGGGCTCATAGGTTGATACTGGGCGGTGAGGCTTCTGGTCAGTATCTCAAACCCAAGGAGCCTGTCCATCTGCTCGGCTTGCCACTTGGGATCAAGAGTAACGTCCGAGGACTTCATGGCGATAGGTGGTGCCGTTGGCGTCTGCAATTACATCCGCAAAGATGGGCTTACCAACAAGCCTATCAGAATCGCGGGGTCTCACCGCCACAGGAATAACACTTCCACCTGTTTCCAAAACGGCATACACCCAATGAGGGTTGGGGGCCTTCCTAATAACCCGCATCTTCACCCTCTTGGGAACCGCCATAGGCACAGCCACGGCCAGCCTAATCTTCTCCGCTCCCTCATCCGTAAAGAACTTACGTCCTTCTTCAGCGTAATACTCATTAGGAGCCAGCTTCTGGTCACGAAGTTTGGCTAATTGGAATTTGGTGATGTTCAGTTCATCACTCAGGTCTTTGAAGGCAACAGGCATACTAATAGGCTTTACCAGCAGGTTTTATCGTTCTTAGAGAATTAACGTCAAGAAATCTTATTCCTGACACCGCCGCATATCTCAGGCAGTCAACAGGGTCCTTCCACGCCTCATCACTTCCTCCATCCGCCGTGTACTCCTGTAGGGCTTGGATGGTGTTCTGGCATCTGTCCGATATGTAGAAGTGAGGCCTGTTAACCGAATCAATCGGCAGCTTCTTGTTATAGGCCATCTTCGTCTGAAGGGCCTGTAGCCCATCCTCAATGTCGATGCCGGGGGCTGGGATGAAGGTGAGCCCCGCGTCGTTAAGGTCTTCTATGATGGACGATGCGCCAGTTTGCGTCTGATATTTGGCTGCTCCGAGGCGAGGGTCAATAAGGCGCTCAAATATGGAATCATTCGTATCTGACTCCAATCCAGTAATCAAATCAACGTAGTCCCTGATTCCGTAGCCCAATCCCTTAGCCCCTTCTCCTCCAATCCACTTCCCTCCAGCCCATTTGGCCCAATCTCCCACATTCACATCAGGCCATTCACGATAGACAAACCAAGTGTCGGAAGCATCCACGGCAATCCA